TTTGAAATCTCAAATTCTTTTACAGGAAAACCTACTAAGTCACCTAATTCTTCAAACTCTGCTAAGTTTAATCTGATGATATCCATGTTAAGCTCTGCAGCTAATTGTTTTACTGATGAAGTTTTACCACATTTTGTTATCACAAGGCTCTTTATCCTTGTTTCTATAGCTTTCACTATAGTTCAGACTATATCTTCACCAATTACTTGGTGTTGGGCACTCTTGGGTATATTATATTCTAAAAACAAGGTGGCTAGTCATACTAACTTGCTTCTAATGTTATAGGCTTCTTTAATCCTACCTAACCTTGTTTTAGTTTCAATACCTAGTCGTTGAACCTTTCCAGACCATTTAAATCTAGACTTGGCTGCTGATTATCCATTAGGACATCTTTGTTATTTTCAAGCATTCACACTTACCGTTTCCAGTTATGTTGTAGCTAACAAAGCTTTAGGAACTCCCAGCAATTCACCCAATTTTTACCCAGGACCTGGGTTAAATGTATATCTTAAACCATTATAGTAATTACCTTTTTTAATTCTTATTGACATTGCAGATTGACTAATACCTAGATTACTAGCTGCATTAGAAATTCTTTGCCATTCTTGAACTAAAACATTGTTTTCATCAAATACATAAACTTTCTTAGTCTTATCTGGTTTAATAGAAGACTCTTCTAATTTATCTTTTAACTCATAACTCCATCTGTAATTCTTACAAGAAAAACCTTTTCCTGAAGCAACTTTTGAAACTTTACCTTTTGGTAAACTTAGTTGTTTTTCTGCTTCAGCACAAGATTCATAAGATTTAAGGTAAAAACCTTTTATATTATATTGATGAACAGTTCTGGATATAGGATTTTTTATTCTTTTAGAAGCATAAGCCTCTTTTAATGTTGTAGAAATTTTAAGTAATGTTTCATTACTATGTATAACTGCAACAGGATCTTGAATAAAGTTTAAATCTGGAGTTATGGATTGTATATGATAAGCTTCAGTTTTAATCAAAACTGTTTTACTACACTCTTCTATAACTTCAAACTTAAAACTATCCTTTCCATATTTATTAAAAGCATTCTGCATATATTTATTTGCATGTTTATTTTTTAGCAAATCAGATATATGTCTCTTCAACCTATAATAAATATTAATACTGCTTCCAATATAACTGTGATCATTACAACTAATTTTATAAATACCACACTTTTGGTTTAAGTCTTTGTGTAAACACTCTGAAATTAATTTCTTCATGTTACAAAGATATACATTTATTTTGAATTAAGCCCTGCATCACCCTCTACATTTATAGCTACAGGTACTTTACCTAAGCTTTGAATATGTTGGTTATTAGTAACCATATACTTTACGAAATCTTTTAACTCATCTAGGTTTAATTGAACTTGGCTCATAACTTTTCTTTTTTAATTTTTTTATAACTCTAACTTAATAACTTTGCCTGGTAATCTATCATTCATACTTGATCTCTCAGATAATACCCACAATATTTTGCCTTTTGGCTTTATACTAGTGTAACACTCACCATCAGTAAAATAAATCAAACTTGTAAATTTTCTAATGTTAGCATCATAATACTCTAGGACGGGATCAAATTCAGTCCCACCTCTACCTACAATGTTCAAATCATTCTTGCCTTTATAGGCTTCAATACTGTTGATTTTGGTATCACATTGTATAATAGTTATATCTACTCCAGTTTTATAAATGTGATGAATCTCATTCATAAATTCTTTAAGCTCTGTATCACTTACTGAACCTGAAGTGTCAATAGCCAACAAAACATGCTGACGCATTTTAATTTTTAGACCTGGAAAAGCTGGAAATCTTTTGTTTTCCTTTCTTTGAAGTTTCTTGGTAAATACTCTTGTACTTGTACCAGTAAATCTTCTGACATAACCTTTCCAATCAAATTTGGGTTTTACAAATTCTTCTACTTTTATCAAAGCTCCCATCTCACCAGGAACAGTACCTCTTTTCTTTATGGTTTGTTCTTTTGCTTCTGTAAGAATTCTCTGAATCTGACGATCCATAAGCTTTTGCTCTGTCTCACCAATATCTTCAAATTCATCCCATGTATCATGTTCAGCACCTGAACCCATACCTTGCTCCATTTGGTCAAGTAATTGGTCAAGTGCTTCAGAACCTGAACTACCAGTTTGGTCTTTCTGTTCCTGTGCTTCCTTCAGCTTCTTATAGTAGTATTTAGTACCTGCTTTTCTGTCAAGGTTTAACTCATGATAATCATCAATCATTATACCTCTCATAGGTATTTTAGCTTCAATTTCTTTTAGTTCTTCTGGTGTAGCACCATTATCTTGTGCTAGTTTATGCTCCTGCATAACTGTTTCTTTCAAAGCAGTATATTCATCAGTAGTATATTCACCACCTGGTAACCATGTACTATCTATGTACTGGTTAATCTCCATGTCCATTGCAATATTGGCCATTCTTTTATCAGCATATCCATGATAAACTGTTAAGTGTCCAAAAGCAATGTGTAATAACTCATGTTTCATGATACCTAATCTATGCAGGTCTGTAAGTGTGTTGACCCAGAAATCTTCATTTATGGCCAACTGGTAGTTAATACCATTTTTACTTACACCTGCTGTAGGAATGTCATCTCTCCAATGCTTATTCAGCTGAATTAGAAAATACCCATAATAGGGCTCTTTAAGCATAAGGTCTTTGACCGTTTTGCTTAGCAAATCTACTTTATTCATCTTTTGCTTTTATTTGAATCTCATTTACAAAATCATACCCATACTGATTCAGACTCTTTTTCATTTCTAGAAAATATAATTCAAAATACAACTCAACATAAGGAGACTTCAACTTCACTTCATTAGGTAAAACAGTATTCAAGAGTGTTAAACTCATAGTTCTGTTATCTAGAGAAGCTTGAAGAAAACTACCAAATCTTTTAGTGAGTTCATTATAGAAATTATTATGCATCCAGAATCTTTCAGACTTACCAGCAAATACAATAATTATAAAAACCCACTGAAGATTCTCTTCAATGTCAAGGGATTCTAATATTGTTTTTGCCATTTCATGGTTACTTTCATCAGGTGACTTAATCATTGCAATCAGATTCTTACATTCTTCTTTTCCAAATGAGAACTTTTCCATCAATTTAATTTTACATTTTACCAAATAGAGAGTTCTCTCTACATTTTTTCACATGCTTTTCAATAAAAGCTAAATACCTATAAATACGTCTAAGTGTTTTCATAGCTATTTTACTTTATAAAATCTACCTAGAATATTACCATTCAGAAACTCTTCTTTTTCAAGCACTTCATACACAAATTGGTGTTTGGTTTCTTGATAAGTAAGTTCTCTAGCTGAATAACATATTTTAAGTATTTCTCTTTTAATACTTACTCCTTGTTTATGTGCTTCTTTAAGGACCATATTACTGCTAAAATAGTTTTTAAAATTTGGTTGTATTACCATTTTATATTTCTTCAACCTTTTATCAGTACTGACCGCCAGAGCTTTCTTACCCAAGGATCTTTTGATATTTGCAAAGAAGTTTTTCTTTCCTATGTACATAACAGACTTACCATCTATTATAGCTGACATAACATAAACAAAACCTATTGCACCTTCAGGTATATGAGAGTCTTTAAACTCTTTACCTTCATAGATCCATTCTGCAGAATCTTTCATAATTTACTTTTTATTAGATTAAACACAATGTTTCTTGTTTCTTGAACACCTCTAGCTTTTACAGTGTCAGAGATATCCTTCTCAAATGGTAGTATCAAGTAATCAAAACTATATCTTTTCTGATATGCTTTAGAAGCTTCAATACCGGGCTCATCATTGTCAAAGAGTACTATGATCTTAGCATATTTATGTATATACTTTTTCATAATACCTTCTGCAATAACAGTGTTTTCACTATCCGGAGCAATAGCTTCAGCATTACCAATACCAAGAGTCTTAAAAGACATGATATCCTTCAAAGATTTAGTAAGAATGAGATACTTACAGTCAAAGTTAACTTGCTCAGAACCCTGAATATAATCAGAGACTTTAATAAATTTACTTTTCTTATTTTTAGGTTGATAGATCTTATACAGAGTACCATCTTTTCTAAAATAACCATAAGTATATTGATTCTCAAACCTTAATTCTTTCACCTCACCTTCATTATCTGTTTTACTCAAGATAAAATACTGTAAAGGTTGAACATTATATTCTTTTAGTAACCTAGAAGAAATTTTGTAACCCATCCAGAAATCTTGATCAAGATTATTCCAATGTCTAATTTCATAATCAGAAACTTCATATCTACTTTCAGCTACATACTCTCTTGGTGCAATGTCATGTCTAGAAATATACATAGAATAATCATCCATGATCTTTCTAACAGTAACACCTCTTGATTCAAGATTATGATAAATCATCACAAGTTCAATTGCATCACCAGATTTACCAGAAGAAAAATCCTTAAATCTATATCTACCCATCTTATCAGGATAAATACAAAATGATGGAGTATTTTCTTTAACAAATACTGATTTGATTTTAAGATCTTGTCCAGTTAGTTTTTCTGTAAGATTTAGATAGAACTCAAATATCCATTCTGTAGGAATTTGGTTCAAGTCAGAAATTAGTCCTTTTGTTGAAATCATAACTAAAAATATTAGAATAAAAAAGGGAGCACTGAGACTCCCTTTCTCAAAAGTTAATTACTTTTAATCTAAGCTGAAGTCAGCAGCATTTTTACTTGGGATAGCTAAATCAGTATCTTCACCAAATTCTTTTTTCTCAGTTACTTCTAGCTTTTTAAGATGTTTAGCTTCATTGTATTCTAAAACTTTAGCAGCTTCAGCACCATAAGCATATTTTTGACCTTCACCTTTTGGTAAATACATATCATAGTTAGTATAACCAGTTTTACCCATATACTCTTTACCAGCTACACACCAGTTAAGATATTTATCTTTGATAGGCGCATTTGTACTAAAGTTTTTAACAAAGTCTTCAATAGTATCAAATTTGTTATCTTGAGCAATAAACCACTCATCAATACCATAACTATGTGCTAAGTTCTTTAAGAAGATCATGATAGATCTATCTCTTTGAATTTTAACACCAGATTTAGTTTCACCATCAGCAAATGCATATTGAGAAGCTTTAACTCTACCAATTTGACCAGCATAATGACCTTTGCTTTCATCATCTTTGTCAATCATAAAACCTTCAAACCCATCAATAGCAGGAGTTTCTACATTTAACATCAAGTGGTATGCACCATCAATAAATGTAAACTCTTCTAAGTGAATAGAATTAATTTTCAAAACATTATTACCTGGAGTAATTGTTTTAGGCATCCCTGAGCCTGTTCCTAAATCAGTTGTACTTAAAGCCATCTTTTTTTTACTTTTTAATTATTAAACTTATTTTTTTTAAATATATACTTCATCCCAAGACACTTTCAATTGTCCTTCACTAGAATCAGCTATTACTATTTCATTATTTCTCAAATGATCTGGTCTTGCACCACAAGTTACTTCATCATTAGTCTTAAAACTTAATATAGTTTTAGGACCTTTTCTGTACATGTACATTATCTTCAAATTAATACGCAACATTAATTCCGTTTATTAAACTGCTTAATATTTCTATTAAGATGAGACTATATCTTCTTCCTTGTTAGGAAGGCTTCCTTTTCCACTACCATTAGCTTGTAGTGTACTCCCCTTTGGGATAGTCGTTGAACCTTTTATAAATAGGTTGTCATACACTTGCTTAATCCAAAGTATCCATTCATCATATGAATAATTCTTTTTAGCAAAATTACATTTTTGACAACACGGTACACAATTTTTTATTGTGTAACCTATATTATTATCTTTTCTATCTATACCATTATATACAAACTCAGATGTATCTTTAAACTTTCTTTTATGTCCTTTAAAAGTATTTGCTGGAACAGCGTTACAGTAATGACAATTTTGAATTACTAGTTTTTTGAATTCATCTAAATTAATATCAAAAGCATAGTTTCTAAGTAAAGCTTGTTTTTGGTAATTCATGTAAACTTGATAAAACATTGCTGTAAAAAGAGGTTTAGAACTTCTTTCAACTATTTGTTCAATATTATAACAACCACAAGATTTACTTGCTCCAGACTTAACTGAATAACCCGTAACTTTTTTAATAATTCCACAATCACATTGGCACACATATCTTTTAGAAGATTTTTCCCAATGTAAAATTGTCCATCTATTAACTTTTGTTCCTGGTTCTAAACTTAATTTACTCATAATAATTTATTTATAACTTGGCTGCTGATTGTCTTCACCTTTAAGTGGTCAGAGTTCCCAGACAATTAAAAAGCTTTTTCAATCTATATTACTATAGAAAGTGGCTACTAAGTTAACCAATTGCATCTGCATTAGCACAAACCAAAGATTTGATTTTACCTGTCAAATCTATATTTGCTGCCATTACCATCTCACCTTTATCATCAACTTGCTTATCTTTAATGTGTCCAGAAAGAATCACATGATCAGCTAGTGTATCTACAAAATCAAGCACCTGAAAAAAAGCTTGGCGAATATACAAATAACCTGCACCATTTGGTAAAGTAGTGATGTTATCACCATCATAATTTTTACCCATGGGTGTAGCCCGGAATAATTTCACTGCAAGCGGGTGAATCATTTCTTCCAATGCTGTTACAGTATCTATTGTAATGTACTTATAAGGCTTATTAGCTTCTCTAATTGCCTTACCAGTATCCAATAACTCTTGTAAATTAGTAATTGGAACTTTAAGTGCTTCAATAAAATCTGCACCATGTTCTAAATCTAAGATTAAGTTATTTTCAAGACCTGCATAACAAGTAGTTTTACCTGTTTTAGGCTTTGAATAAATAACCAATCTTTTAGGATTAGCTCTCTGAGCTTTTACCTTTGTAGTTGGAAGTATTATACTCATTATTTAGTAATTAATTCATTTAACCACTGTTTGTTGCTTACAGGTTTTTTCCACATGATTGCAGCAAAATCTTGAATGGTCATTTCACTCATCAAAGGATCTTTGTGAGTCATAACAATACTTTCAGCTGCTGTAGCCGGTTTTGTTACTAAGCCTTCAGTAAAATCTGGAAAGTCATTGTTATCAACTAAAGAATTTTGAAGTCTAGGTAGATCTATATCAAAATCTGCAGCCTTTTTCTTTTCTTCAATTTCATTAATTCTTTTCTCAAACAAACCAAAGCTTAATGCAGTTCCATCAGCATTTACAGCCATTAATTCTTGTAATGGTACAGTAAATAAAGAATACTCAGCTCCTGTAGAAGATACACCACTTTTCTTGTCATACTCTTCAGAGAAGAAAGGGTTATATCTATATTTAAACAACTGCCTGTGTTCATAAAAAGGTTTTACATCTACAACTGTACCTGAAGCATCAGTTACATTGTCATAAAGCTCAACATATAAATCTTCACCTTTACTTAGTTCAGACTCAAAAAATTGAACTTGTCTTCCGTACTTACCTTTTTGGAAAAATGCAGTTTTAATTAAGAATGCGGGATCAGGAAGTCCTAGCTTCTTAAATGTTTCTATGTGGTGTACATAGAATTCTTTTTCTCTTGTTTTCCTAATTGTAATACTCATATTGTTGAAATTTTTGGTTTAGTTGCTGTTGGTGGTGTAGGGACTTCTACAATCCTCATTGTAGTCCTGTCAAGTTTAAAGAAGCTAATCCTAGTAGTACCATTCCTTGATTTAAGGAAATGAAACACTAAGATATCTTCATCCTGAATAATAAATTTCTCAGGACCATATAACCTTAACTTTCTTACAGAAGGTTTATTAATACCCATAACCACATCAGCATGTTGTAGCAAAGCATCAGACCCGTAAATATCAGAATCTAACACATAATTACCATAAGTACCTTCTTCTTGTCTCTTAATGTCATCTATGTTTCTGTTAAGCTGACTTAATACAATAAATGCTATAGGGTATTTCTTTTTCATCATTGTGAGAGCCTCACCTAGACTTCCTAGCATATCAAATTTGTCTTTCTGTCCCTTACCAACTTTAAATAAAGCTGAGTGATCTATAGCAACTAGCATGTTATTATAAGTACCACCATCATTTTTGTACTTATCCATCTCATAGTGTATAGTAGCACACATCTCATCTACTGTACAAGCATCATAGACAACATTAATTCTGTCCATTGCTTGCATTCCTTGGTAATACCTAACGCATTCATCATAGATTCTCTTATCTACAAGTTTTCCGTCCTTACTCATTAATGTGTTGTAATCAGCACTTGTAATCAGACTCAGTTTTCTAACACCGCTGGTTTCATCTACCATCTCCATCTGAAACTTTAAAACTCTAAAATATTGGTCACTATTGTTAGCAATAATATCACTAATCAACTGTTC